GCCAGCACCATCTTCAATGGAACACGCCCCAATCTCGTTAGGAAGCAAGGCGAGGTGATCAGGCAGATATGAATGACCAATACCTACATATTCCTTGCTATTGAACACGCCCTCTTTCTCTTCAAGATCCAAGAAGAGGCCCGTGCTTACCTCAATCATCTCGCCAGCATCAATCTTATTAGCCAGATCTTTGTGATTAGCCAACAGATCCTTATCCAGCCAGATTTCAGCCTTCAGTTTACCCTTATCCATACGGGTATTGAAGACAAACCCAACCTGATACTTCTCAAGTACTTCAGGGGAGTTAGCGGAAAGGAACGATCCATCTTCGTTAGCAGGATGAGAAACGGTAACAGGGCGGTTGTTCCAACCCACTACCGAACGTTTCAGCTCATCTTCCTTATAGAGAATCTTGTTCATAACCGTCACCTTAGCCATCACGACAGGCGCAGTGAGGTATTCCCTACCATTCAAGGTATTGAGTTTGAACTTTGCAGCGTTGATTACGCAGCTATAAGGTTTCTGAAAAGTTGACATGCTCTAGTTCTCCGTGACAAGTTCGTAATATACATCATAACTCTTTCTATGTAAAGCACATAAATCAAGTATCAGATGTTTCTCCCTTAGATGCTCTAGGTTTAGGCATCTGTTTGGTAGTAGCGGCATCTGCTTTAGCCTTTGCAGCGTCATCCGCTCGCTTTTGTTCCTCTTCTTTGATCTTTCTCAGGTTCTCTACATCAAAGTTCTTAGCAACGGCTTCAGCACGGGCAACATCATACTCCCACACCTGGACAAGATAGTCTACAAGAGGCATAGCTTCGTACATGTTGCCGGAAATGTACATACTCAGAGCGGAGGTAAAGTTCATTGCACTCTCAGACGTATCCTTGGTAGTAGGAACCTCGATAGGCTTCCAGTCTACCATGTACTCGCCTTCTTTGGGAGCGGTAAGAACACCCACGGCAATGCAGCGATCAATGAACGGACGGAGCAGATTAGGTTCAACATCGTTCTCAGCATGGCTTTTGATCTGCTTAGCCCAGTTCTTGGCATCCTCGGTACTAGCCAGCTTACCCTGTTCGCTACCTGCAAGAATCCGCTTAGGGATAGAAGCAGCGATAGAAACCATGGTGAGTTGAGCATCCAAGTGCTCTTTGGGACTGGCAATAGAAGGACTGAGCTGATTAGCCTTGACACCCTTGAGCAGCAACGACCGATCCATACCCATCATGAAGTTTTTAATCATTTCCTTCATGGCCGTCTTATCTTCGTCGCTAAACTCACCTTCAGGCTCAGCTTCAAAGGAATAACCACTCCAAGCACCACGGTAGAACATCTCGGCACTACCAGCTACGATCTTGGTAATATCAGCAAGACGGTCATACACGCGACGAAGGCGAGGTGTCCCGAAAACTGTACTATTGAGCTGCCCATCAGCGTAGTGCAACACACGGCTATGGTGAATATCGAACTGAGCGATAGGCATAGGTGCCCCACCGTTCATAGAGATATTCGAGATTTCCAGAGGACGAATCGTATAAATCTTGGGCTGCATGTACCGTTCTGAGGTAGCATCAAGTTCCCATTCCTTGATAATAACCTCACCCTCGCTATACGGACGAAGGTAAACGATAGAACTAGCTGTGTCACAAGGAGATGTGAGAGCTCCACCATCATCAAAGCCGATAACCATCACACCAAACTGCCCAATACCTGCCAGAATGTCCAACGCCTTGAACTTGCTGAAGAGTTGGTGCTTAGTTACCAGCAAGTTCCAGCTCTTTTCAAAGTCAGTGATAACAGGATCATTGGTTTCATACACTTCAGGGTGATTCATCCAAGTGTAGGTAGGATACGTTTCAACTACGCGAGTGGCAATATCTTGGCGATTGTAAGCATTGAAGTAGTCATCGAACGTCAGAATCTGCTTATAGCCAGCTACAAGGCTGATGTCGCGTGTTCCATCATATCCCATCTCAGATCCACCACCTACACCAGTGCGAACACCAAACAGCGATTGCTGGGTGTTGAACATCTGACGCATCAAAAGTGCATGAACACGCTCCAACTTCTCAGGATCGACGTTGGTTTGCGTGCTAGGACGTGAATTATTCGCGTATTTTCGCTTGGACATAGACTATCTCCCTAAAGACAAAAGGATACAATACAAGGACTTATTTGTAAACTACCAAGTGCCTACACGGGCATTTTTACCCATAAGTTCACTAATCAACCACACCATAGCGTCCAATCTGTCAGGTGACTTGTCATCTGTAAGAGGATTCCAGCCTGTCATCTCGTTTTCCAGCTCAGGAAGCTCCCCTACAATATGAAGTTGTCCCTTTTCTGCCAAGGCAGCGACAGGTTCAGCTCGTACTTGCTTACCTCTGGTAGCTCGGACAATGCGAACATTCATAAGAGGATCGGCATTATAGAGCGTAGACGTCACCATATCACCACCTTGGTTGATTTCAGCCACGGTAAAGTCTGCCATATAGGTACTATACGCTCGGCTAACCTCGCTTGCCCAGGTAGCAGGTGATGCTTTGATAGAGAAATCATCCCATATATAGAAATGTTTTCTACCGTCTGAACCCTTATTGACGATTCCACCACAGATGATACCCGTTAAGTCACTATTTTCAAGGGCAGTTACAGCTGGATCTACCCCAATCCCGACACGATCTAACCTATCAGGTTGATTTAGAACCCTGTTTTTGACAATCCAGTCGTATTTGAACAGAGCACCTTCGCTATCATCGCTAAACTCACCCATCAAGAAGCGTTTCCGCTCTTTTTCAGTCAGTCCTTGCAGAATATCCATGTACGAGCCATCGATATTACTCAAGTTCTGATCTGGATTCATCCTCAGACAGCCATAGTTCTCAGCATCTTTGAGCGGAAGACCATCTTCAGGGTTGATACCTTGTACAAAGACCTGATACACCCAATGCCGCTTACTAGGAGGGTTACAACTGAAGTAAATCTTCTTCTCTAGGTTGTTTTTCTGAGCCAAACGGGTTCTAACAACGTTGATACCCTTCCAACTAAGCTGGGAACACTCCTCAAACCAGATTGTAGAGTACTCGTTACCCAGAATACGCTCGACACGCTCACCATCATCCATACCACCAATCCACACTTCTGACTTGTTAGGCAGTGTATAGACAGCGTACTTCTTGTTTACCTGCACAGTAAGCTGAGGCCAGGCTATTTTAAGCACTTTCGGGATCGTATCACACATCAAACTCTGGTAAGCATGGTTGAAACGAAAGCGAAGGATAAGGTGCCGTGACTCAGGCTCCTTGATAGCACGGCTGAACACAGCAGATACCAATGCAAAACTTTTACCGCTATTATGGTGCACTACGCCTTCTGCTACATAGTTGCTAGTTTCAGGTACGGTGAAATCGTAATACGGCTCAACGGAAGTCGGTTCGATGGATTTGATCTGAAATGTCCATGCGTAATTACACAATTCTCCGATAAGTTGTTCCCCTACAACGACATCTTTCAGTTCTTTGTACCCATTTATGGTCAAAATCCTATGGTTTTCGGTACAACGGAAGCTCATTCCAGCCGTAGTCGTCACTTTGTACAGCAAAGCAACGCCCTTAATGAACGGAACTTCAGCCATAGTCTGGATAATCGAACGACGATCCTTATTATAGCTCAGAACAGTGAACGGCATCTGATTGAAATACAACTCTCGTACAGGTACATATCCCTTATCAGTCAATACTCGCGTATCACCTGAAATACAACGACTTCCACCAAAAAGTAAGGTATACTTCTTAGATGAAAGTAGAGCATACGCATCTTTCTGTGCTTGTGTAAGGCTAAACTCGCTCATTCATCCTCCTCTCAAGTCTCTTCATCTTGTAATCAATCTCACGATCTACTCCATCTTTGATATGAAAGATCATTTCAAGCTGCTTCATCGTGATGATTACATCTGCGATCTCACCTACAATAGGACGAACACCATCTTTCCTCAAGATGTAGTCAATAATACTCTTTTGAAGCTCAGCCAGCTCCTCTACACACTTCAAAATCTGGTGCTCACGTCCAAAAGTCTCGATAGCACGTTCCAAAACCTTCTCATCAATCATCGTCTTCATCCTCCTCGTCATCCTCATAGCTACTCTCACACATGTAGGCATTTACCAACCCTTCGATAGCGAATGGATTGCCTACCTCACAGTAAACCAGTGGATAGCTCTTATCTTCCAGCCTCTTCGTACAGATAATAACAGCAGTCTCAAAGATCTCAGCTAGAATAGCCCTAGCTGTAGCCAATCTAGCCCTATCTCCATCCGTCAGCATATCACAACTCATTTAGCCACTCTCTTTCCAAAGATTACCTTGTCTACCCACCAAAAGATACACGCACCAGCCAGATTCCCACCAATAGCACTCCAAACAGGATCTCCTATCAGCATAATAGCAGGTGCAATCACGAATCCGCTAAGCTGCCAGCGGAGGGCATAAACTAGAAACCGCATTATACTCTATTCCTAGCGAGTTGGCACATGATACCACATTCTTCCATGATTTCAGAGTCCATTCTTCCTCTATCTGGTTCTAGTTCATCAAGGAAACACTCTTTAAGCATAGAATGCCCAAGTTCGCGCTCAAGTTTAGCTCTTGCGGCAAACACTTCCGGAAAGTCAACGCGGATTTTGTTCCAATATCCCATTCCGCCCTTGATGCACCCGACGCAGTTGTTGTTATTATAGCCCATATCGTACATAGCAGGCCGTTTGATACCCATCTTTGCACAAAAACCATGTACGTCCTGTTTATCCATCATAGCGTCAATAAGAGGAAACTCGTGATCAAACTCCTGCATGTGTTCACAAAGAGAATCTGCACGGTGCTTTTCCGCAGAATCAAAACCCCAAACGTAAGTGTGTCGTCCTTGGTTGTCGCACTCCCATTCTTTGCGTACACGCCGCTTAAGGATGTCGGTACAAACCGACCAACGAGGGTTAAACCGTCCAAGCGACCGATATACATCTTCCACGTTCCGATAAGGTGACTGCATGATCTCCATCTTACAGGGCAACAGCTTCGCGCAATCCTCAACAAATCGCATAGTGTCGGCGTGCTGATCGTCGATGTGGATGTAAATTGCCAAATCAGGCTTTGCAAGCATACCTGCGACAAAAGACGAACATCCCGCCGAGAACCAAAGAACTTTCATACTCACAGATCCTTCATTTCGTTTAGAATCACTACCTGCATCCCCACCTGTACATCCGCTCCCTCTTCCCATCTCTTTCCTCCTCTAGCCTTCAAAAGGAGCTTCATGGCGGCTACATCAGGAAGAATAGGCACCTTAGCAGTCCTAACTACCCGTTCCATGAGCTTCCCATCAGCACTAAACACCTTCTCCTCACGTTCCTCAAGAGCGTCATATCCCATGGCTCTCTTCAGAAGAACACCTTCCACTTCCATCTGATTCTGATCAAAGCCCCGCTGCCAGGCTTCCATCAGTTCAGGAAACTTGGTAAGTAACCATCCAGCTCTATGACCTACACGCTCGGAAATCTGCTTCTTATCCAAAGCATTACGGCCATACTCCTCAAATAGCTTCACCATCCTATCCATACGAACAGGTTTACCTCTATACAAAGGCATCTTCCCGTTCTTAGCTACCTGAGCAGGTTCACTGACGATTACAGCATCTACCACCTCATCACTCACTTCATCACCTCCATCATCACCCATCTATGTCTAAACCATAGACAGATCTCCCTACTGTCCCAATGATTACCCCAAGTCACTTTAGGCCACTTATGAAACCAGTAGCTATTCCCATTCCTGTCTTTAGCACTCTTCCCAATGGTAAAACACAACTTACCCTTAAAAAGATACATGCTATGTACGAAATTACCCATAATTACTCCTCTGGAATCAGATACATCAACGTAACTGCTACCAAAACAACGATTACGAAGGTCACAGCTTCTCCAAGTTAACCAATCCCCACAACGCAACAAGCAGAATACACGTAACCATAAATGCTCCTTACGACGTCACAATCCGACTACAGATGTAAGCACTTGCAAGTACAAAACAAAGAGGTAGCCCCAGCCACCATAAACTCCAGCCCTGTCCATATATCATACCAGCTCCATCCCTCGCTCCTTACCAGCTCCGTTCTTAAACCCAATATAAGCATTACAGATCAATACCTGCTTATCAGTCAAAGGTCGCTTCATCCCTCTAAACTTCACCAAAGCCAAAGCATCATCCTCTCTAGCCTTAGCCAAACACAGCTCAAGAATATCCTCTATAACAGGACTACTAACGGGATTCACCACAAGAACAGGACTCTCTTTAGGCTGAATACCGCTAACATCAATCTCAACAGGATCAAGATCCACTCTCTTACCTCTAGCCATAAACTCTCTCCTTAGTTAAACGAACGAAAGGACACAGTATACCATACCAACCATACCATGTAAACAATACCTCTATTTACCATCGTATAAGCTCATAAACCCACTCCGTACACTAGACCCTATACCCTCTATGCTCCCTACCTACTATAACGCTTTATAGCTACCCTCTTTCCCAATAAACCTGTCACAAGTATTACCTATTATTCGTGACAAGCTCATACATACCATTTACACTATTTGTCCACATACACCAAGACTAAACCAGGGATAAACTAAGATCTTTTACACTTTCTGTCCATAACATCACATCTAAACACTAACACACCCTATGTTAATATCATAAGATACGATAACTCCTAGCAATTAACTCAGCAATTACCATCATAATAGCTCACCAATTGCTCACTCAGCTATTATCCAAGCAATTCATAAACCATACTTATACTATATCTCACCTTTTTAACCTATTTAACACGTGTAGCATTTCTACAATATCAAAACCTAACTAGAGCTATAAACGGTTTCTATACTAGAGTCTATATCCCTTTCTACACTCCACTACACCTATAGAGGAGTCTAGCCACTACGCTATTACCTACTATACTTATACTATGCTTATACTATGCTTATACTATGCTTATACTACCCACCGTTATCGTGCTACGCAGACGAATACGGATAGTAGGTACCTCTAGGCTATCTTCCGCCACCGTGTACAGCTACGCATACGGATACTAGCTATAAGCCATCTTTTTGACCTATTTACCACTTTGGGT